CTGCGAGTTGACAAAGAGAACCGTTGGGGACACCTGGAAGTTGTCCCACATCTTCTGGAACATTGTGTCGATCTCGACGACCGAGCCGCGGCCCGAGGCGGTCAGCGTCGTACCAGTCCCTGCGGTGCCAGTCGGCATGATGCTGACGTAAGCGTTAGAGCCCGGCTTGAGCGCCGTCGTCAACAGCCCGTCATAGGCATAACTTGGATTGGCCGAGTTGTCGGCTGTGATAGCGCTTTGCGCTTGAGTGCCGGTGCTGAGCGGCGCAGCCACAGCCAGGCTATTGACCGTGGTTATCCCCTGAAGGGTCTCGGTGCCGCTCGCGGTCGAGACGTACCAGGCATAGGCGACCGCGCCCAGGACCGGGCTGACTGAACAGAACAATGTCTGGCCTAGGGTCACCGCCTGACTGGCTTCGGCGCTGATATTCGAAGAACCGCCGGACAATGTGAAGCTCTTGCCGTCGGCGCCGGTGACGGCCTTCGTGGTCGCAATACCGCCCAGCACGCTGGAATTCTGGTAGCCTTCGAGGGTCAGCGCGACGACCTTGACGAAGTATGTTGCGGCCGGCAACGATGCGCCTGCGCCGGACGCCGACAACGTCGGCGTTGAAGGCGTACCGAGTGTCAACGAGGCATTGCCGGCGAGGATCGCCATTTCCTCCTTCAGCATCATCTTCTGCAGAAGTCGGAAGGCCATTTGTGCCTGAATGTCCTCAAACTGGCGGCCGGCGGAAATCGCTTCGAAGGTGGCGGCGTCTTCCTCGCCAATTGTGACGAAAGGCGAGGTTTTGTTGGATGTCGAATACGACATCTGGCCAGAACGTTGCCCTTCGGGCACCCATCCCATAGCGTCGAAACCGGAACCAATGATGGCGTTCACTTGGCGCCAATTGGTTGCGGAGCCGACGCCGCCGCCCACGCGCGGAACGATATTTCTGATCGGTGTGACAAAGGGGTAGAGGTTTTTGGCTGGCGCCTGGAGGTCATAGGCCAACAGACCAGTCGCGGTCGAAATCGATTTAGCCAGCTGAAAATCCGGCTTGGCCAGAGCCCCTTTCATGAGCTCCAGTGACTCTAGAGTGATTGGGTTCATCTCATTCCTCCCAGAGAAGGGGGGCAACAAAAAAGCCCGGCAACGGACCGGGCTCGGCGGCGGCCCATGGGGCCGGATTGCAGGTCTGCATGTGAGCTTCAACCGGGTCAGTTACTCCCAGAGGCTGGTCGGAGGTCGATTTTCAGCGCTGATCCGCTGCTGAGCCGGGGATCCGAATAGGGGTCGCGTAGCTGGCCTTTATCAGGGTCAGCGTTTGTTCTTCCTTGCTCATCTTGGCAAGTGCGGCGGCAATCGCTTCGGGCGACAGTTCGCTGTCGCCATTGCCCATGTTGCTTCCGCGATCCTCCTGCTTCGATAGCGAAACAGTGCCTTTGGCCATCGTCAAGGGCGGCAACGGGGTGCGAGCAATTTCATCGACCCGCTTCGTCAGCTTCTCGATCATCGGAACGACTTCCGCCAAAACCTTCACCAGCGCCCTCTTCTCAATGCGGTCATCGGCGAGCGCATCTGCGGTATTGGCGATATCCAGCAACCCCCGATCAGGCCGCGATTGCTCGGCCTTCATGGCCACGCGTTCAAGATCTGGTGACTCTGCGCCCGGCATTTCTGACATTGCCGTTGCGGATGCTGACTCCCCGGCCTGCGTTTCGCGTGGAGTTTCCTCAACCGCTTGGTTTGCGTAGGAACTCAAGAAATCGCAAAGTTCGGTGACGATTGCCTGCAGCTGAGCCTGCTCTTGCGCCGCCTCATCCTTGCTCGTTGCCTCCGGCTCGAGAGCGCTCCTCAACCAGTCGAGGTCGGCCATCAAGCGAGCAGCATTCTGACCGACATCGCGCAGACGTTCCGCCAGAGAGCCAGACGACGCGTTATCGCCGGCTTCGGCAGACCAGACGCCTGCGCTCTCGTCCATTTGTTCGGCGGCCGCCTCGCTTCTCTGCGCGTTGCGCGCTCCCGCCTCTTCGGCATCAGCCGTTAGGCACCTGAGCGCCTCGGCTTTGGCCAGGTGACGGTGATCCGGAACGCCGCAGGCCCAGATCTGGATAGGGGTGTTGAATGGAACCTGCTGTGGATCGATTGGGTCGGCCTCAGTGGTGAACGCCTGCGCAAAACCGGAGGCAGAATCCAACGCCATTGCTGCCTTCCAGCAGTCGAAAATCGCCTCCGGGTTAGCCGGCCGATCGACCAAAGAAATCTCGTTCAAGACGAGGCCGGTGATCGTCTTCGGGTTACCCGACTCGCGCTGCGTGACACGCCCACCAATGGAGAAGCCCCGATAGACCTGGTTTCGCACCTTTGCGACTGCGACCGGGTCGACGACATGGGCGACAATTCGCGTCGTGCCGTCGTCGCAAACCTCGGCTTCCAGCGTCGTGCCTGCCGCGGAGAGCTGATGCATCTCTCGCAGCGCAGGGAAACGCATATAATCTGGGATCGCGGCACGAATGGCATCTGCCCGCACGATCTCCCCCTGCTCGTCCACCGCCTCGGACGTAGCAATCCCGTGAACGCGCACGGTCCCGTCGTCCTGAGGCTCGACCTTCTGGATGGCGCCGTAAAGCCGCATCATTCAAAATCCCAGTAATATATCGGAGTTAGTCATTTACCGGCCGTCACGACCCGGGCAGCTTGCATTGAACCGTCGCGTTGAGTTTCAGCACGCGCCCGTCGCTCAGATTAGCGGTGGCCTCCAGAATGTAGGTGCCGCCGGCGGCCGAGGCGGGCATTCCCCCGATGTAGCCGACGGAAAATGCCCCCGTGCGCATCTGCAGCGAGCCGTCCATCGGCGAGCGCAGCTGGATCGCCGTCTGCGGGAAGGCCGACAAAATTCGAGACTGCGGCGTGGGATCGACCACTGTCTCGTATGCGCCCAATGCGCAACTCCAGTTCGTCGAAGCAATCGTAGCTGCGCCCACATCCGGAGTGAAATCGAAGACGAAATAATCGGTTTCACCGACCTCGATCGGGCTGAACGGCGTGTTAATCCGCATTCGTCCTCTCACAGACCTCTGAGCCGCTGGAGGCTGGCGGGCCCGGCGAGGACGCGGACCTTGCCGGGCGAGCGCAGCAGCCGGTCAGATCCAACGACCGGCACAGGCGCCGGCGGGTCGGCCCACTCGATATAGAGCGCCGCGTCAGTCGCGATCTTCGCCCCACTCACCAACGTTTCCAAAACGAGCATTGCTTCGGCGGGTCGAATGGCAAGAACTTCGATGCCGAACCGCTGGCCAGTAGCGATCAAATTACGCAACTCCGAGCAAAGTCTCGTATCTACCGGCAGTTTTGAAAGCTGTTCGACGGCGACTGCCGCGTGGAACAGCGGAATCGTGCTCCATTCGGCGCAACCAATAACTTTGGCGAATTGAACAGCGGTGAATTCGACCGGCAGAAAGGCCTCGGCGGCGACGGGCAAGGAGCCCGCCCATTGCATCGGAAGGCCGGCAGTCCGAAGCGCGGCACAGCACGGTTCAATTGGCATGCCAACGTCGCTCCGAACCTGCCGTCGCCCTTCGATCGGCAATCCGCCGCCATCGCTCGAGACCAATCCACGAAATTCTACCGGACCGGCGCGATCCGCGCGGCCGATCGCCTGACATTCCATCGCATTCGGAGACTCGGCGGTTACAGTGGCGCTTGTGGCTGGGGTGTATGTTACGACAATCAGCCCCTGGCCGCCGTTGCCGCCCGCACCAAAGGCCGTATTATTCCTCGGGTAGCCCCCGCCACCGCCACCACCACCGTAGTTGGCGCCATTGCCGCCATTGCCGGCGCCACCGGTGCCGCCAAAGTCGCGTCCTCCGCCACCGCCACCGCCACCGCCGGAACCGTGCGCGGTATCGAATTCACTGCCGGTCGCACCGTCTCCGCCGTCAGCGGAAGAGCCGTACCTTCCTCCTCCGCCGCCGCCCCCGGATCCTGTCGCAGCACTCCCAGCGCCACTGCCCGTATCGCCAATCCCGCCGCCGACCCCGCTATTTCCGCTGCCGCCCGAGCCGCCATTGCCGGTAATGTTGTCCCCGCTGCCGCCGCCGGTCCCGTTGCCGTTGCCACCGCCACCCCCGGCACCCGCGGTGACCTGATTGTTCGGGCCGCCGCCGTCTGCACCCCGCCCGCCAAGTCCAGCAGCGCCACCGCCGCCGGCACCCGCCCACGCGCCAGTACCGCCAACCGGAGCGCCGCTGCCGCCCGAAAACCTGATCTGGCCGACACCGCTGGCGGACGCGCCGCCCGCGCCCCCGGAATTGTCAGCACCTCCGGCGCCTCCCTGGGCGCCTACCGAGGATGTTGCGAGGCTGGTTCCGTTGAACCAGGTGTCGCCGCCAGCACTCCCGACTACGCCGCCGCCGCCGATCTGCACGGCAACCGTATTGCCGGCGACCAGCGAAAGGTTGGTGATTTTGGAGTATGCACCTCCGCCGCCACCAGAACCCGCGAAGGAGGCGTTGGCCATTTGCCCAGCGCCCCCGGCGCCGATGATCTCGACGCTGTTGTCAGCTGCGTTCCAGTCGGTCGGCACCGTCCACGACGTGCCCGAGATGATAAATATTTGGATCACAAACCAGCACCACGGCACTCAATTATCGCCGACCGGACTGGTCCGCCTGATCGGCGAGACCGCGGGTTGGCGCACGGGAAGCCAAACCGTCGAACCGACGGGCTCGGATGAAAGCGCCGCTATTCTGTATTGGCGAAGAAACACGCCGTCCACGTAACGGTCGCCAGGTCCCGCATTGTCGCTCGCGACGACCAGCCTGTCGGAGTGAGTGTCGACAGTCGGATCGGCATTGCACACCGCGACCACTTCCCCCGATCCGTCGACGATGCAGCATCGGCCGCTAGGCGGCGAGATCCCTGTTGCGGCAGCAATGGCCGTGCGGCACGAAGTGTCATCGTGCGCGCGGCTCAACGGCAACAGCAGCATGCTTTCGCCAGGCGCGGGACAAAGTCGCTCGAGCTCGGCGTCAAACTCGGGGATTACCTTGCGTCTGAGAATTTTGCTGTCCGTCCGATAAAAGACGGCAAACCTGCGGGCCCCTGTCATCACAACGCTTGATCCCGAGCACGAGAGGGCGGCGCCCTAAACGGTGGTACCCTGCGTCCGAAGATCGGCTGAACCCTTGTAGGACGTGGCGCCCGCCGGCAAGGTCAGCCGGAGCCACACTCCCTGCGCGCCTGCCGCATTTGGCGCGGCTCCCGACGGCAGGTTTCCCGCCCCGGAAACATTGATAAACGCCGGCTGCGAAATGAATGAGCCGATGCCCGACGAAGGCGCGGTTTGGCGATTGGCCGCAGTGGCCGCGTCGTTCAGAGCCGTTGTCAACGCGACGTCCAACAAAGCGCCGGAGGGCAAGCTCGGCGTCTCGCTTGCGACTTCGACCTGCGCTCCAGTCAGCGCAGTGCTGGTATTGTTGTTCACAACAAATACTTTTTCGAAATAAGTACGTTGCGCTCCGGTCACTCCGTCGGCCGCTGTGTTCGAGAACATGCGGATGACCGCCGTCACTGGATTTGGGGAGACCTCAAAGAGCATACCCTGGAGGATTTTGTACGTCGTCGTGCTGTCCGGGACCGTGCTCCAGTCGCGACTGATCGCGACCGTGTCGGTGCCGTACCCCGAGGTCGCGATAATCTGCCGCAATTGGCTCGGTCCAGCGCCGCTCTTGGTCCAGATGATTTGCCCAACGGAGACGCTACTGCCGTCTCCCGATTGCAATTTGAAGATCGCCGGGGTCGTGCCGCTGTGATTGGCGGAACCGCTCTGAGCAGTGCGCACGCTCGCATCGGTGGTGACGGAGCCGGACGGCAGCACGCAGCTGTGTGCGGTTAACGCGACATCGCCGACAGCCGCGGTTCCTCCCGGGTTGGCAACTGGCCCATTGGCGGTCGCCCCGGACAAGGCCGCGTAGAGGAGCCGCTCGATTGTCTGCGAGCCGGTCACCCAGGTTTGGCCGTTCAAAGTCAAAGTCTGGCTTTGGACGACGCCTGTCGGATCACGACCATAATAGGTGATCTTGGTCGCCGTGTCGCCGGCTGAGCTCGATACCACATCGACGCTGCCCGCCGGCGCGATGTCGTAGAACGCGACGCGGCGGGTAAAATCAACCGCGCCGCCGTTGGTGGCACCATCCGCCTCGGGCATATTGGCCGAGCCATAGACGACTATGTCGGAAGGCAGAACGCTCATTTTCGCTCCTACTGTGCCTCTAATCGTGCTCCAACGACCCATTGGATCGCGTCGACGCGTCAGACAACCGCAGCTTTGTCAGCGCTGCATTTGAGCACGATTGGTCAACAATTTATTGAAATGTGAAAGCTCTAAGCTGGCCAAAATATTCGCAGTTCACTGCCCCCAGCCTAGATCTGACCCAATGGTAACGACGAGATTGCCTATGGCGTCATTGCGAGGCCCACGGGTCTGCCTTTTACGCGGCCCGAGGACCGGCTCCGAGAAGCAATTTCGCTCGCGGGCACCTGAACCAATCATCCGACCTTGTACCAGATGAGGCCTTACCGATCAGTTGGCTGCCGGTTAGAGTTTTTGCCGGCATCACTCAGCGTCACCGGTCCTTGAGCAGTTAAAAACATCGGTTCGTCGCCACCCGCAACCGGCCGCATACCGAGTACATCGCGCGCCTCGTTGAGGGCATAGATTCCGTCTTTCACGTAGCTGCCGAGAATCATCGCCTGATCCTTCGGGTCAGTTGGCCGGGTATTCGACCAGGCGAATTCGAGGTCGCTGTGACCCATCCGGGTCTGGATGACCCCGTCGACGAGCCGTTTGACCCAACCGAGCAACGGCGCCAAGCCTTCTTCAAGCGCCGCCTCCTGCGCGGTTTGCGCAGTCGCCCGATTGACCTGCGGGGTAAAAGCGGTGGGCGGCAGCGAGAAGGCATAGCAGACGATGCGCGCCAGCCACTCGTCGAAATCGTCCTTGTAAGGCGCCTCTTTGAAGGCTTGGTATTTGGCGCCGCCGGGGCCCCACAGGAGGCGGGTGCGATTGCCCGTATTGCCGGCCAGCACCGAGTCAAACCATTCCTGGAATTGGCGAATCTGCTCGGGGCTCCATCCATCGGGCGCGTTCAGCAGACCGGGTGGAACATTGCCTTCCGTGAAGTGTTGCAGCTGCATCGCTTGACGGCGCAGACCGATGTTCACAGTCGTGACGATTTGCTCGACGGGGCTGAACCCGTACGCCTTGTGCGGCCGACGGTTGCGCGGCAGGTACATCAACTCATCGGTGGTCAGGAGACGCCAGGGACGGCCATGAATTATCTGTTCATACGCCGGGGCAGGCGGGCCCGGCCGCCGACCGGTATCGTCCAGCAGCACTTTGATGGTCGAGCCGTCGACAATATCCAGCCCGATGATATCGCGGCCTCGGTTGCGCCGTACTTCAAACGCGGCCGCATCAAGCACGAGGACGTCCTCGAGCGCTTCGCGCAGCCAGGTCGCGAACGGTTGCTCGCCATCAGGGCTTTGCCAGAACTCGGTCAGCCGGTTAATCCGTGAGCCGGCGTCTGCCCGAAACGATTTCTCGTTGCGTGACTTGATTGTCCAATCGAGCTTTTCGATCTGGTCCTTGCGCGTTTCGATCGCCAAGCGAGTGATGTCGTGGCATTCGGCCAGCGCCCTCAGTTCGTCGAAGCCGATGGGTTCGTACGAACGCGGCGTGTAGATCGTATTGTAGCCGACCGGAAAATCCCAAAGGCGCACCTTCTCGCGCTCTGGCGGGACCAATGGGTAACCTGGCGAAAAAACCCCCGGATCTGGCTCGAAGACATTGCGAAATTGGGTGAGGTCGTTCTGACTCCCCCAACCGCCCCAGGTGTATGACGCCAACGAGGTACGTTTGCCGGGAGCGCGCATCAGAGCGCCTCCGTCAGATCACGATTGGCGCGCTCCATGCGGGGCTCTCTTCCAAACGCCTTGGTTGTAACCGCACCGATCATTGGAACCCGACACAATTATAGGCGAGCGAGTCACCCCCGGCGAAGCTTCCGGCAAGCACCACGCTCGTGGTGGAAGCGGCTGTCGGTCTGACGAGAACCGGCGCCGTTTCGTCAAAGGCCGTGCAAACCGGAGGGTTGGGCCAGGGAGTTACGAAGGTTATCGTGCACCGGCCGCCATTGGTGGCGCCAACCGTAACCCGCCCGGCGCTGTCATTACCGCCGATCGACGGCGAAGTTCCGCAATCGGCCGATCCCGACCCGACTGCCGGGGTTGCGCCCGTGGTAAGCAGATGCCCGAACATGCCAAGCGCCGCGGCACTGCGCGGCGTAATGGAGGTTATCCGGAAATTGCTGCCATCGAACTGCAATGCGAGGAATTCGTAATTGACGGCAGCGAGCGTCACCGAGTTTCCGGCAGTGCCAGTCGCCCCGGCCGGATAAAGGATGCGCCCGCCTGACACGGAATTGACCTGCACGGTCATCGCCTTGCCATTGTCGGTGGCGAAACCCATTGTCCACCCGGCGCTGATCGCGGTGGTCGGTGGCAGCGTCGCGGCCAGGGAAGCGGTCGGGGTGTTGTAGCTGGACAACGAATTGCCGCTGTCGCTTCGCGAGGCCGCATAGGTGCTGACCGCCGGGAAGCTCCAACGATTGATTCCCGGCGCATTGCCCGTAATCCCGATCAACGTCGCCGTTGCCGGGGTCGCTTGGACAACGCGAAAATTGCCGCCATCGAATTGCAGGACGAGGAATTCGTAATTGGATGTGGCAAGCGAAGCCGAGTTTGTGGTCGCTCCGCTGCCCGGAAAAAGAATATGGCCACCGGACACCGAGTTGACTTGCACTGCCGCAGTTTTGTTGCCGTCGGTCGCGATCCCAATTGTCCATCCCACCGGCACGGTCGTCGTCGAAGGCAGCGTAACAGCCAAATACGCGGCCGGGCTGTTGAGGCTCGATATCACGCTGCCATTGTCGGAGACCGTCGCCGGGTAAGAACTGACTGCGGGGTAGGTCCAGCGGCCGATTCCGGCGGCGCCGATCATCCCGATCGCCTGCGCCGACGCCGGGGTCGTGTCGAGAACCCGGAAATTGCCGTTGCCGTCGTATTGCAGCACCAGGAACTCATAAGCACCCTGGCTGGTGTTCGCCAACGCCAAGGATGTCTGCGAGCCACCCGAACCAGGCCATACAATGTGGCCGCCTGCGGCGTTGTTCACCTGCACCGTGAGGCTTTTATTGTTGTCGGTCGCGCACCCCATCGACCAGCCATTGGGAAGCGCGGTGGTCGGCGGAAGCGTGGCAGTCAAGCCATTGGCGCTGTTGTAACTCGACAACACGTTCCCGTTGTCGCCGAGCCCGACGGCATAACCGGAGCTGGACGGGAACAGCCAATTGCTCGGCCAGGGCGGCGGTTCGAATCCATTCGCCAGGCGGGTATTGCGGGTCGACGAGGTAATGCGAAAGTTGCTGCCATCCGACTGCAGGCGGACATATTCATAATTTCCCGGACCCAGCGTGATCGACCCGAGGCTTCTGCCGCCCGAGATGATCGACCCGGTCGCAGCCGTGATCGTCATGCCTTTGCCATTGTCGGACGCAAACCCCATGCTCCAGCCGATATTTACGCTGGCAATCGCCGGCAGGGTCACCGACATGGACGCGCCCGGCGTGTTGTAGTTCGAGACGCTCAGTCCGTCGTCGATCGGTTTGGCGACATATGACCCCGCGACCGGAAACAGCCAATTGTCTCTCGATCCCGTACCGATTACCGATATTCCAGTCGATAGAGGTCCGTAATTGACGGTTGCACCGCCGTAATTGGGATTGATCAGCACATTGCCGACGCTGGCGGTCGCGGCCACCGCTGTGACACAGTCAAAATAAGGCGACACGAAGGTGTTGAGACCATTATGATTGAAGGTGATCGACAGGCACGTCGGAGAGACCTCGAGATCGAGGGCCAAGAACGTGTTGCTGAAATTGTAGCCGTTCTCCAGAACGACCCCGCGGCCGCCGGTGCCCTCTGCCGTGCCCGCACCGGAGATGCGGGAAAATTGGGTCTGCTCGAATGCGAGACCCGCGGCCCCGCCGGACGCCACGCAAACCGCATAAACATCGCTGTCGAGCAGGTAATTGAACTGACATCCGCCAGCCGCCGGCGAGCTACTGGCGTTGTTGACGATCAGGTGGTCTATTTTTGCCGAGTTGTGCGCATCGGAGAAGTCGGGTTGGCCGAGCACGACCACATAGGCGGGGGTGTTGCCATTGACGAATAGGGTGCCCTCCTCTTTGAAATAGAAGCACCCTGTCGGGCTGCTGATGGTCCCACCGCCGCATCGGATCTGCAGCACCGGGCCGGATGCAATCGTTCTTCCGTCGATGACCGCCCCGTCGGAGACGAGACGAAATCCCTTGCCGGCTTGGGTGGCATAGTCGATGGTCAACTGCGAGGTCACCTTATAGGTCCCGGCGGATAATCTCACCGGCCAGTTATTGGCGACAGCAGTTGCGATCGTGTTGTTTATCGCGTTGGTATCATCATGAGTACCGTCGCCCGTGGCGCCGTTGCATCGTACATCGATCCACGGTTGCCCCGAGCACACGACCACGTCACCCTGCAGTGTGGACTGCCCAGAAATATTCAGTGAGGAACCATTTATCGTTTGTGCCAAAGTGGGAAGCGTTATGCCCAGACCGAACGCGAAGGCCGCAACTGCCAGCAGGACGTTCGTGAACTGCGATCCGCGTCCCGACTGCCGATGAGCCGGCCGGGTTCCGCCCGCTTGCCTGACGATCGCGGGTTGGTGCACGTAATAAGGCAGAGTTGCGTACGATGGAGCGTGCAATAGCGCCGAGGAAGCCGCTCGCAAGCGACGGAGCAATCGAAGGTCAGCAATGCGGCGCGATAGTCCAACCTCCGCGGCCAATATTACAATCGCCGAGGCGAACCAAATTCCGAGGGCGCCGGCAAATACCAGAGGCATTGTCATTGTCAATTCCGCTCGATATGCATCCACGCAGCAGTCGGCATCCCAATGGATCGGCGGGCGGCCCGCAGTGCAGGGGCCCGGACCAGACCACTCCCCAGACCAATCCGCGCCAGAACCCCTTCCGCAATAGTGTCGATGTCCCTGAAGAGCAGCGCCCAATGATCGGCTCCTTCCGGGTAAATATCGGCGATCGGTTTAACAATCGCGCGTCGGACTGTCGGTCAGCCGGCCACTCCACTGGCGATACATTTCATAAATTCCCTCGCCGGGCATTGGTTCGACCAGGAGTTCGGTCAGCGCCCAAACCAGTGCATCGACCCGATCCGGAGAATAGCCCGCCGAGTGGGTCGAACGGCCGCTATGCGCATCCGCGGTGAAGGCGCACATCTGATCCTCGAGCCCCGGGAACACGCCCAAATGGCGCACCCGGCCCTGCTCGTAGAGCGCTGCGATCGGCTCTGCTCGGGTGACCTTTCCGCGCGACGCCCGCACCGCAACAAAGGGTATGTTCGGCTCGATCATGCGCAATGTCGCCTCGACCATATCGCCGCCATTGTTCACCTCGGCGACGATCCGATCGGCTCCGTGCGCGCGATAAGCTGATACAGCCGTCTTGGCCCATTCCGTGGGCTGATAGCGCCCCGAGGCGTCGGCGAGCACCCAGCCGCATCCGGCGGCGTCCTTACCGGCAACTATGATCCCGGTCTCATCCGCCCGCTCAGTTGAGCTCACAGCCGGGTCGATGGCGACCACCACTCGGATTAGCGGCGACACCGTGCGGACCCGCGATCCCTCCAATATGGCGCGCGTCCACAGCGCGCCGGGAACATCCTCGAGGAGCTCTGCCTCGATCTCCTGGCGGCCGAGACGCGTGCCCTGATACTTCGTAATGATCTGGCCGAAAAAAGCCGGGGCGAGATTGGCGCGGTTCTCGTAGGTGCTGCCCCGCGTCACGATGACCGTCGGGTCGGCGATCAGCCCGCGAAGCAGCGGCGTCGCCCGAGGTGTCGTCGTCACTACGACTCTTGGGTCGGCCCCCAAGCGCAGCCCGAACATGAGCATGTCCCAGGCTTCGGGGTTACGCCAACTGGCAAGCTCGTCACACCACGCCGCGTCGTGCTGCGGCCCACGAAGGCGTTCGGGCTCGTCGGCGCTGAACAGCGTGGCAAGGGCCCCGTTGGGCCAGGTCAGGCGCCGCTTTGAGGGCTCGTACCGCGGCCGCTCCCAAGGTGGCGAGATTGCCAGGATGCCACTTTCGCCTTCGACCATGACATCTCGGGCATCCCCGGCGGTCGGCGCGACCAGTGCGAGTCGGTGCGCCATTCGTGCCGCTACCCGGGCGCGGATCATTTCCGCGCCCGTTCGCGTCTTGCCGAAGCCGCGGCCCGCGAGCACGAGCCACACCCGCCACTCTCCATCGGGCGGCAATTGATTGGCCCGCGCCCAGAACGCCCAGTCATAGAGGAGCGCTCGCGCTTCTGCCGGTTTGAGGGCGGCGAGCAGCCGATCCCGTTGCAACTCCGCTTCCGAACCGAGCGAAGTGGCGTGCAAGCGCCTCGCGCGCATCCCTCAAGAACCTTTTGGTAGCTGCCTCTGTGCGTCGCGCCCGCGTCGAACGCGAAGCGCCAACGGCGGAGCTACCGCCGGTTACTCCGAAAAATCGCGGACTTATGCGATCCTTATGGGCCACCAGCGGGTGTCGAGGTTCCGCGATCGCGCCGCTCCGCCGCCACCGCCAAATTTCCGCGCAGGCATGCGCTCCGCGGCGAAGGTACGCCGTATGTCGCCTGGCCGAGAGCGACAGGGCTCTCCGTCCCACTCTTTTCAGCGTGGGCGAACTATAGCACGTCGATCCGGCATTGTCAATTTACAAAATACCTTATTAGCAACGACGCGATTGAGCGAAATGCGCTTCGAGCGTTCCCAAAGAAGCGATCAAGATCCCGGAGGCCGCTTCCTGGCTTACTCGTCGGCCATTCCAGCCCTGCTCCAGAGCCCACTCCTTGAGGGACTGTTGCCATCCGACGACATGCCACAGGCAGGACCCGCCGGCGGAACCAAGGCCGCCGATGGCGACAATCGCATCCCATACCGATTTACGCGCGCCTTCGATTCGCGAACCTGGCTCGGCAACAAACCTAAATCCGGCCGAATTGCCGGTCCTAGGGCGCGATATGTCGAAGGCCTTCAACGGGTCGAGTTGCGCGACGGCAAAACAATCCCGAAAGTCCTCGCCAGCTTGTCGCATGCCTGCGGTAATCGAGCCTCGTCTCTCCATCATCGCCAGGGTGTCGACAAAGCGATAGGGCCGGCTCGGGCGGCCGGACGCATCGTTTATTGCCCGTTCTGGGCGTTCGATGAGACCGTGCGTGCTGCGTTCCGGTGTCGGCGGGATGTCGGCGTTTGCCCGAGCGGACATTTGACGCCGAATTCGGTTTGGCACCATCTAACCTCCTGGGAAGAACCAAACATGAACACTTCGGGCATTAATTTTCGCGTACTGCTTGCTCGAGACGGTTCAGGAACTGCCGAGTGGGCTCGGCCCGCTGCCGTGCCCGCCGACCGCCCACGGCAGTTGCGAGAACTTCCACTTCGCGCAGCCGGTCGGTTTCAGCCTTTGTGCCGCAAGCTATGTGGCACAGAGAGTGATGGTGCGGACAATAGGACGAAGCAAACTTGCGCGGCGCTCCGCAAGCACGCCGGCCATTCGGTTTCTCGACCACGTAAGCGCAACCAAAATCCTCTTCTGCAGTCCCGGTCGAAAGACTCCTTATCGTATTCGTGCAATTGTTCATCATTTTGGCTTGTCGTTAATGCACCGTTATGTTAGGGATTATTTGTTGCTGTGTCAACAATAGCAAATTGTGAAGGACGCATTATGGACGCTTCCTGGTTCAACCAAGCCTTGGTCCGAGTAGGGGCCTCCCAAGCAGATCTTGCTCGCCATCTGCGGCTTGCTCCGTCGGCGGTGTCCCGCATGCTCAAAGGCGACCGTCAAATGAAGCCGCTGGAGGTTGTCCACATTGCCGGCTTCCTGCGGGTCCCGGAAGAGGAGGTCCTGCGGCATGCCATCGACACGACGGGCAATCAACGGGCGAGCGATGCGCCACGCCCTGGGCGGGGTCGCCCGCCCTCGGTCGGGACCGCGACATCCGCCACCTCAGCGGCGCGAGCTCTCCAGGAGCAGGATCGGATACCAATCCGCAGTGGCGCGCGAGGGGGGACAGATCAGGAGATGTTTCTTGAAGATGGCCCGATCGGATACACGCCGAGGCCGGCCAACTTGAACGGGGTGCGCTCGGCCTATGCCCTCTACATGGTCGGCGACAGCATGGAACCCCGCTACGAACCGGGTTGGCTATTGCACGTCAACCCTTTCAAGCCGCCGATCCGGGGTCGAGACGTGGTCGTCTATAAGGAAGGGCAAGCAGTTTTGATAAAGCAATTTGTGGGCTGGGAGGCAGACACGCTCGTCCTGCGGCAGTTGAACCCGCCGGCCACTCTGCGGATCCCGCGAGACCAGGTCCGAGAATGTCACCTCGTCGTCGGCTCCGACCAGGAAGGATGA